GGGCTCCTTCGCTGCGAAGAACGTCACTGGTCGCCAGTCGGGCAGCTTGCCCGCGAGAAACTCGCGCAGCACCGCCACGCCGCTGGGGATCTTCTGGCCGGGCTGGCGCTCGACCGTCTGCGCAGCCTCGCGCAGCATCGCGCCGCTGCATTGCGCCAGGAATGCCGGCGTGTCGCAGCGCGGTAGGTATCGCTCCGCGTTCAGCGATGCTGCGACCTCGTCCGCGACCGGCCCGCTGCCCAACACCTTCGGCGCTGGGAACACCAGCATCGACGCGATCGCATTGGTGGCGATCCTGACCAGAGTGCTTGGACTGGGCTCGCCGCCGCCGAGCGTGGCTTCGGCAATGGCCTCCAGCGCCTCGTGTTTCTGTGCAGCCCCAGGGGTGACGTTTTGCGCAGCCAGGCACTCCAGCAGAGCACGCAGCAGGATCGCAGGCTGATCCGCCACGTAGTTGTCGCGGAATTCTTCCAGTGCATCGCTCAGAGCTTGAGCCTTCATGTCCGCGGCCATCTGCAGCCCGGCATCGGTGATCAGCCGGGTCGCCGCGCGTGCGGCGACATCGGGCGGAGAGCCCGCGACCAGTGCAGGGTCAGGGGTGTCAGCAGGCACGCGGTAGATGCGCGCCAGCACTTCGCCCGATGGCGATACCGTCACCGCGAACCGGTGGTTTGCATCCATGTCGGGAAGGGTCTTCGGCAGCTTCTGCATCCACTGAATCAGGCGCCAATCAGACGGGACATCCGGCCCGTAGGATTTCGTCTGCCATTCCCACACGCCAGCTCGATCGTTGCCGTTCACCAGGTTCGCAAGCGTCTCCTTTTGCGCTGCCAGGAAGCCGATCACGTCGGTGGTCGACCACTCCTGCGAAGAGCCGGGTTCGGAAAACCAGTCGCGGTCGAAAACGACATTCGATTTCGCGTGCGCAAAGACCGCCAGGTCACGCGAGATGCGTGTCACCCGACATGCAGCAGCGACGGTATTCCATACGACGCGCTGGTTCTTGTCGTTGGTGACCCGAGCGGCATTCAGCACTTCGGCTTGGCGATCGTGCGGAACGCGCACGATATCGCGCAGGATATAGTCGTCGGGCACTTCGCTGGTCGCCATCGCGTCGAGCATGTCGGGGTGCATCTGGGATAGCAGCCGCATCCGGTTTGCCTCGCGCGGCGACAGCCCCAGTGTGGCAGCAGCGACATCGAGGCTGGCGCCGCCTTGCATCAGCGTGTCCGTGCTGCGCCAGGCGTCGACGGGGTGCATCGCAACGCGCAGGGTATTCTCCACCAGGGATAGTTGACGCTGGCCCGCATCGGCGCTGGCGACGCGCAAGGCAGGCACCCGGATGCGGCCCGCGGCTTGGGCCGCGCTGACCCTCTGCCAGCCCGCCAGCACGCCCAGCCGACCGTCGTCCATGGGAGCCACCATGACGGGCATCAGCACGCCGACCGAGCGCACCGAAGCCAACAGCGCCGCCGTGTGCTCGGACGTCGGCTGAATGGTGCGCGCGTTGCGCGGGTGGCGCACCAGGTCGGTGATGACCAGATACTCGATTGCAGGCTCGAATGCGTCGGGTCCGTCGTCCGTGGGCGGCGGCTGTGGTGCAGCCATTGCTGCTGCACTGAGTTTTCGTGCCATGTCTTTGGGCTCCTAGTGCTGGGGGGATTTCAATGCAGCGCGCCGCTCCGCCGCGACGACTTTGAGCCGCTCGCCTTCACCTGCATCAGCCTCTCCGATCTGGCGGAACATGACCTGCGTCGCAGCGTTGCGCGCCATGTCGTCAAGCTCGCTCAATTTGGTGCATTGGCGCAGCTGGTCAAAAATGTTCTGCGCCTTACGGCTCCACGGCTGGTGCGGGATCGGCTCGCCGAGCAGTTCGTCGTGGGACTCTCCTGCGGGAGCGTCATCACCGGTGTTCGGCGGCGGTTCCATGGCCGCGCTGGGCGGTGGCTGTGCGGCAGATGACGCCGCTGGCGCAGGCTTGTCGGTGCCCAAAGCGGTCGCGCGGTCAGCGCAAATCTTCTCCGCTGCGCGGCGCGTCACCGTCGAGATCGCGGTGATGACCGGTCGCTGCAGGCCTTCCCATTTGGGGTAGGATTCGAACGTCTGCGCTGCCGCGGCCGTCCGCAGCGCGTCGAGGTAGCCTTTCAAATCGGGCTTCCCGTTGTGGGCAGCGACGACGATCGAAGCCATGGCCGCGGGATCGGCTGCGGCCGGTGGCGGGTTCATGATCTCATCGATGATCCGCGCAGCATCCGGGTCGGCCGCCGTCGCGTCGATCAACGGGTCCGCGTTGTGCTCGCTGAGCGCCAGCCTCTGGTCGGCAGGCGTGGTAGCCCAAACCGCCGCGTATCCTCTGGCGTATACGACGGGGTCGACCACGTAGCCGCCGTCGCCGACCGTGGCGATAAGATCGCCTGCGGCGTCGGACAGGAACCCAGCGAACCCCTGGGGCGTGGCAGGGGCGGCCGGGAGCGGCGGGGCGCTGGGCGGGGCGCTGGGCGGGGTCTTCCGGCTGGCCGGGGCAGTTGCGGCAGGGGGCGCGGTCTCGCGCTGGGCGGGGCGCTGGGCCGCGGCGAGCGGGGGGGTCCATTCGCCCTGCATAGGCGGCAAGTCACCTGCGCCGCTTCCGTCGTCTCCCTGGCTGCGCTCGCCGAACGCCGCGCCGGGATCGGCGTGCGACTCGTACAGCGGCGGCAGGTCTTCCTCCAGGGGATTGACGGAGCCCTCCAACACCGGCCCGAAATCGAGCAGCGCCTTGTCTTGCGCATCCTCCAGGCGGGTGACCGCCGCCATTTCGACCGTCTTCGGCAGCCACTTGTAGCCGTGGCGCAGCGCTGTCTTCTGGCCCATCGCAATAAAATGTTTGACCCACGGCGCCTCCGTGAAGCTGGCTGGGATCTTCCAGCCCTTCTCCACCGCCTTGTCCTTTGATGCGAGCGCAGCGCGGTAGCCTTGGCTGCCGTTGCGGATTTGCATGACCCGGCTCGTCGGCAACACCTCGAAGGCTTGGCCGCCCTGAAGTTTCGCGAACATATAAAAGTATTGCGGCAGGTCTCCCTCGGCGCTCAGCCCCTTGGGTCGGTGCTGCAAATGCTCGTTCGAGCCGTACTCGAAGCTGAAGACGTCGCCATCGAACACCGCATGTGCCGCGATGCTGCTCACCCGCGAGTTGCGGTAGGCCAGGTCCAAATATCCCTGGTAGCCGATGATCAGTTGCAGGTCGTAGCCGTCATCGACCAAGGTGCGAGTGGACTTGTCGAAACGTTTCTTGGCGAACGGGATCATGTAAGCGTGGCCAAGCGGCGTGTTCGGCTCCAGGCCGAGGAATGTGCAGGTCATGAACACGCCGAGCACGCTCATCAAGTTGCACTGCGCGAAAGCGGGGTTGTTCCGCGCCGCCTGCCGGAACGTGGCCATCAGGCGCTGGCTGGTCATGTGCGCGGGCGCCGCATCGGCGACAGCGCGCTGGAATTGCGTGGTCTGCAAGGCGTCGCCGATGGTCTTCGCGTCGGACAGCCGCATCGTGCTGATCCTGGTCGGGGCTTGCTGCTGGGGTGCCGTCTGCTCGTTCATGGATGGCTCCTGGTGGCGCTGTGCGCGCGGTTAGCGGATGGCGGCGCGAGTTTCGCGGAAGAATTCCACACCGGGGATCGGCTGCTCGCCTACAGCGATCCGCTCGTTGGTCTTGGCCGTAGCGATCAGCACTGGCTCGTTGATCATGAGGTACTGCACCGGCACCAATGCGATGTTGGTGATCCGGACCTTCCAGGGCCCCACGCGCGTGCCGACGGTGGTGCCGTAGTCGGACCGAACGGGGGCAGGGTGTGCTGTCACGACCGGCGCTGCCGCGGCGGTGGCGCGGGATTCAACCTCCAGCGCGGCATCCATCAGAGCGGGGCTGTCCTGGCGCTCTGCCTCCGCCGCCAGGCGCTGTGCCTCGATGGCGAGGCGACCCTGCTCAGCGCGCTGGAGCGCTGCGGCCTCGCGGGCCAGCTGTGCGGCTTCCTCGCGACGCTCGCGCTGGTAGGCCTCGATGCTGCGCGTCACCGCCGTCTTGGCGCTCTCGATCGGCTCAGCCAGATTCGCTTTGAAAAACCCGTCGATGGCGCGCTGTGCAGCCAGCACCGGGGCCTTGATGGAGGTGCGGCGCGCGTCAACCGCAGTGATGTGCGCGCTCAGCTGGCGCACGAAGTCGCCTGCCTTGGCCAGCACCGAGTCGTTCGGGATGCCCTTCGCGTTGGTGTCGACGAACCGGTTGAATGCGGCTTCCAGTTCGGAAGTCCGCTGCGCCAGCGCCGTGGTGTCGACGCGCAGGTCAGCCAGTAGCAGGTCGGCGTCCAGGGCCAAGCTCAAGTCGAGTTCAGACGAATTGTGACGGCGCGCAGACGCGTTGGAGTCAGACATCGGTGGAATTCCTTTCGGAGTTGCGTGAAGCGGACGGCGCAGCGCCGTTCCGGTCAGAAGGCGGGGGGAAGCGCATTGACGTTGATCGCGCGCGTGGGGTTGGCCTCGGGGCTGTCGGGCGCATGAATGCGCGCCCAGAGCGCGATCGCGACAAGGTAGTCATGCTCGCTGCCCGCAATCCTTGATCCGTAGTGCCAGACCCGAAACACACCATCAGCCTGCGCTGGATCAGCGTGACTGTCCCCGCGCTTGCCATCTATGGTGGCGCTCCAGTGCCCGTCCGCATTGCATTGGATGGTGGCTGCCACCCACGGACCGCTGCGGACCAGGCGCAGCTTGAAGCGACCCGGTTCGGGCTGGTCGACACGACGGGGGGGCTGGGTTCGGTCGTGTACCATCATGCCAATCCCAGCGCCCGCGATGCCGCAATCGTGATGCCCCCGAGCAGCGCGCCTGCCAGCAGCTGCACGATTCTAGTCGCGGCGTGACGAGCAGAATTGGGCAGTAGAGCGCGGAAATTGACGTGTCGCATTTTCGGCATCCGGGGTTGATGCGCGCACGATAGCGTGGCTATAAAACCCTGCGCAAGTGGAAAACTTAAAAAGGTCGGAAGGTAAAATCCATGGCGCATGGCGCGATCGACAGCCAAACGACACGATGGAGAACATGAAAAACCTTGGCGGCAGGCCGAAGAAAGTCAGATCCGATCCCGGTCTGGCGCATGCGATCGCCTCAGCCAGATCGCTGGGCGCGCTGGCGCGCATCGCCGGCGTGACGATAGGCGCTGTGTCTCTCTGGGTGCGCGTCCCGGCGAAGGCGATCGACGTAATTTCCGCGGAATGGGAGATTCCTCGCCATGCGCTGCGGCCGGACCTCTACGGGTCGGACGATCGTCCGATCACGAAATTGTAATCTCACCGGCGGCTGCGCGCTGCCCTCAGCAGGAGTGCCTTATGGCCAAGCGTCTCGATCATAATGAAATTGGTGGGCTCGATCCCAGCACGTTCCTCCGGCTCTATCGCGAGCTGCGCCAGGCGCGAACGCCGATGGAAACGGCGGTGTCAAACTATCGCACCGCGCTCAAGCGGCTGAAGGACGGCGGCGTCGATACGTTTGCTCTGAACGTGCTCGAAAAGCTGGTCAAGGTGGAGGAAGACCAGGCGGGGCTCCACATGCGGAACCTGTTCCGCTACGCAGAATGGACCAACGCCAATGTCGGGCTCAAGCAGCCTGACTTGTTCGGTGGCACCGACGACCAGATGCCGACCGCGGAAGCCACGGGCATGTACGCCGAGCAATTGGCCGAGGAAAACGGGTTTCGCTCCGGCAAAGCGCGCGAGCGGGGCGACGTCAATCCGCATGCGCCGGCCAGTGCCGTTCACGCGGCCTGGTCGCGTGGCTGGAATCGGGGCCAAGCAGAGGAGGTCATGTCGACGCTCAGCGCCAAGCCGCCGAAGCAACCGACGCGGCGCGCGCGCAACCCGGCGTCCGAGACGCGCACCAAAGCTGACGATGATGAAGGCGACGACGGGCGCCACGGCGACGACGACGCAGCCTCGTCACTGTCGGGTGCGGCAGCCGACCTCAACGAAAGCATCGACACCAGCAACGTCGTGCCGATGGGCGTGCCGAAGCGCGCTCGCATGGGCACGCGGCCGACGGCCACGCTCAAGGAGCGCAAAGCGACGATGAAGGCGGCTGATAATCTGCACAAAGACGATGTCGTCTCGGGTCAGCCTGCGTTCTGACATGAGCGATCAGGGGGGCATTCTGGCGCTCGATCTCTCGCTGACCACGGGCTACGCCTATGGCGCTGTAAGCGCGACGGCTCCCCTGATCGGGCGGTGGCACATCAACGGCGGCATCGCCAACATGGGCGAGGCCTGGGTCGATCTGCAAAACAAGCTCGAGGACTTCCTCGCGCTGTTCCGACCGTCGCTGATTGTCTACGCGCTGCCCTACGCCAAGATGCAAACGACAGCTCGTCTGGGCCTGGGATTGGCCGCGCACGCCGAGTCCTCTGGCGTGCGCATGGAAGTGCAGGTGCGCGAGATCCCCGAAGGCACGGCCCGCAAAGGCGTGCTCGGCCGCGGCGGGTTCGCGGAGCGTGATGATCATAGGCGAGTCATCAAAGGATCGGCGCGGCGCAACGCCAAGTCGGCGGCGATGGCGTGGTGCGCTGGCAAGGGCTGGATCGTTCGCGACGACAACGAGGGCGACGCGTGCGTGATCTGGGAATTTTCCCGACGCTTCGTGCTGAGTCGCCGCCAGTGGGACCAGATCGTGTGACCGTCGACAGCAACGTCGTGGCTTTCCCTGATCCTGGTGCGGCGCAGCGCGCTGCTGACCAGGTCGAGGCTGCACGGGAGATGCACCTGGCAGCGTTTCGCTTCTGGCTCGATGTAGCGCAGCCGTCGCGCTGCGATGCCGAGATGGAAGCGGAGGTGTTTGCGTCCACAGCGCGACAGATGGCGGCGCTGTATGCGCGGTCGCCAGGAGCCTAAAAAACCTATAGAACCGTGCGGTCAGCAAACTATCGTGCGGCTGACACAGGAGGGCACCGTGGCCGATAACGTGCATGTACTGCGGCTGCAAGACAGGCAGCGGCCAGATCCCTACGCCGACCTCCAGCGCCAGCGCACGGCGATGATCAGCGCATGGACGGCATGGCTGGCGACTCGACCAGATTCCGGCGACGTGCTTCATGAGATCAACGGCACCTGCTGTGCCATGCGTTCGCTGGCCGACCTGGCGGCGCTGGCTGCGGGCAGGCCCCGATGAGTGCCGCGCTGCTCGGGCTGTCGCAACGCCAACCGCCCACCAATCCGCGTGCTGAGCAGGCGCTGCTGGGTGCCATTATGGCGAACAGCAAAGCCTATTACGCGGTCGCGGAATTCCTCCAACCCGAGCATTTTGCCGACCCGGTCCACCAGGCGATCTACACGGCGATGGGTCGGCTCGTCGCATCCGGCGGCGTTCCAGACGCGGTGCTGTTGGCGCGGCATTTCGCCGACAGCCCGGTGCTCGAGGAAGTGGGGGGCACCGCTTACATCGCGCAGCTGCTGTCGGCCATGGTGGGCATCATCAACGCCCGGGACTACGCCCGCGCGATCGCTGACGATTGGTCGCGACGCGAGATGATCCACGCTGGCGAGCAGTTGGTGAACGGCGCTTTCGACCGAGCCGTGGGCGTCGATACGCTGCTCGACGAGACCATGAAGGCAATGGACGCGACTGCGCTGACGCCAGCGCAGCGGCAGCCGACGATCAGCATGAACACGGCGATGGACATGGCGATTGCCATGGCGGATCGAGCAGCCACGGGCCGCGGTCGCGGCGGCACACAGACGGGGTTTCCGAGCCTGGATCGGGTCTACAACGGGATGCTGCCTGGCACGCTGCATATCCTGGCCGCGCGACCGGGCATGGGGAAAAGCGCGCTGGGGTGGCAGATTGCCATCCATGCAGCGCTGGCGTGTCGGAACGGCGAGGCACAGGGCGGCGTGTTCATGCAGTCGCTGGAAATGGGGGCGTCGGAGCTCGGAGAGCGCGCTCTGGCGGCATTCGGAGGGATACCGGCTGAGTTGCTCCAGCGGGGCGAGCACCAGCATCATCGATCGTCGCTGGCCATGGCGCGTGAGGATCTCAACGACCTGCCGCTGGAGATCGACGAGACGCCGTCGCTTAACATGGCGCAGATTGCCATTCGCGCGCGGGAGATGCATCGAAAGTTCGGCAGCCTGTCGCTGATCCTGATCGACCACTTGCACATCATCGCGCACGACCCGGAGAGCGCGCGGCGCGGCAACGGGGCCACGCAAGCGGTTGGTGAGATCAGCCGAGGGCTCAAAAAGCTGTCCAAGGACTTGCGCTGTCCGGTGCTGGCGCTGGCACAGCTGAACCGCGGCGTCGAGACGCGCGATGACAAGCGTCCAGGGCTTTCCGACCTGCGCCAATCAGGAGACATTGAGCAGGACGCTGACTCGGTCGCGTTTCTGTATCGTCCCGAATACTACCTGCCGAAGGCCGATCCCGAGCAGAAAGCCGGCGAACACCTGGCTGGATGGCAGTCGCGGGTGCGGGATTACGACGAGCAGAAGGCGCGGCTGGCAGGCAAAGCCGAGTGCATCATCGAGAAGATGCGCGGAGGACGACCGCAGATCGTCCGACTACGGTGGGAGGCAGAGACGACACATTTTGTCGATCAGAGTGCGTAGGCTGTCGCGTTGACTGGATTCGATTAGGGTATAAAAAAGGGCGGCCGGGGAGCGTATGAAGCGCTCGACCCGGCCTTAGCAGCGAGAGGGTCGCCACCATGGATGCATACATACTCGAATACCTCCGGGTTTTCAATGCCCCGGGGTTCAAATCGTGAGTATCGAGGGGATCAACAGCGCAGCAGAACCGAACGACGCAGCGGTTCGCGCTACGATGACATTCGCCAAGCCGCGCAACGGTAGTCGAAAACTGATCCTCGTCGCACTGGCAGCCCAATCTGACTCCGCAGGTCACGCGAACATCTCGATTCGAGATTTGATGCGAATGACGGGCATCAGTGAACGGGGTGTTCAGGTTTGCTTGCGTGATCTGGAGGATGCGGGCTGGTTGATGACAAGCCCGGTGTTCACCCTAGCCGGCGCCAGCGCACCGAACCACTATCGGATGCCGTGGCTTCCGGCAGCGATCCTTCGCATGCCAGTCGGCTGGAAGGTGCGCCATTCATGACCGACGCATCGGAAACACGGCGAGCGTCCAAGTCGGTGTCGCACTACGACCGCACAAAGCAGTTTGGCCGGTCTATGCCGAAAGGATTGTCTTCCCAGGCGAAGCTGACGGCGGTCTTCCTGTTCGCGCATGCTCTGGACGACGGGACCGGTATCTACTGCTCAGTCGACACGCTGATGGACATGACCGGCTTCACCCGGAGCACCCAATTCCGCGCACTCAAGGAGCTGATCGCTGCTGAGTATCTGATCGAGGACGGGTGGAAGGTCTACTCCAACCTGACAAAGACCCGGCGTCGGCGGCTTGATCTAGATCGAATGGCGGCCGTTCGGAGCGCAGAAGAGTCGGGGGGCCACAGTCCCATATCTGGCACTGTGGGGGG